ATTAGAGTGGAACAACAATGCTGACTAAACAAGAGCGAGAAGCAACCATTGAGAGAATCAAAAGTTACGGTGACTCTGATTTGCCGTTCTATAAACTTTTGTTTGGTAGTCGCGCGCCATACGCTATGCAGTACACAGAGTATCTAAAAGCGCTTAAAGACCGAGTTATCGACCTCTGCGACACGTCAAACATGCTTGAGTTGCCAGTGGACAAAGACGGAGAGGCTATCTGCCCAGGAGACACGGTATACGTCGATGATGATGTGAAGTATGAAGTCGTTGGGTACATGATGCGCGGTAATAGCACAGAGATTATTTTGGCAGCTGGCGCAGAACCCGTGTATACAAAAGAACCTGCGAACAAACTCACCCACAAGAAGCCAGTAACAATCGCGTCACTTGTCAAAGAGCTTACAGATATTGTTGCTGCAGATTATGGCACTCCTATGGTGGTTAAACGTAAGCTTTCCGACATCGCCGACCAGTTAGAGAAGCTAGGTGGTAGCGATGACTGAGCGCCAAGAGGTAGCGAAGAAGCTGCGTGCAAAGTACAAAGAGCGTACCATGCCAGGGTTCTTTGAGCCACAAGACGTATATTTCCACACCCTTAATTACCTCAAAGACCTTGAAGAGTGTCTCCCGGACGGCGAGAGTGCTTTTACCGTGTTAGCCGATCTTATCGACCCTACATGTACGCCGGAGGAAGACGGCTATAACATCGTTTGTTCCGAATGTGAAGCTGACATATACGACGATGACTTGTATTGTCCTCATTGCGGTGCAAGGGTGGTGCGAGATGACGGATAACTTGCCACCAGCGTTAGATGTCGCCTGTGGTGGACGTAGTTTTTACTTTGATAAAGATGACAAACGCGTACTTAAATGTGATGCACATCCAAGACATCTCACGTTATGTGATGGACGCACGCTTGATGTTAGCCCCGATATGGTAGCCGACTTTAGAAAGCTGCCTTTCCCAGATAAAAGCTTTAACCTCGTTATCTTTGACCCACCGCATTTAGACGTTGGGGCAGGTTGGCAAGTCGATAAGTACGGCAAACTTAGTCACGACAGCTGGCATGAGGACTTGGCCAAAGGCTTTCGCGAGTGTTTGAGAGTGCTCAAGCCCTGCGGAGTGCTGGTCTTTAAGTGGTATGAGTACCACATTCCGCTTAAAGATGTACTTGCACTTTGTCCGGCAAAACCAATCATCGGTAATCGCCGACCTAAAGCGTCTAAGACGCATTGGGTGTTGTTTATGAGAGAACCTGAGACGCTAGAGCAAGCCGTTAAACCAGCAGATGACTATATCGACAATCAAACACTCGCACTGGCAACGTAAGGATTAACGATGAATAACCAAGAAAAGGAGACAAAATATGATTCCACATTTAACCATACCTCAAAGAATTCTTGCGTGGTTTCTCTGGCACATCGAAGCTAAACATGGCTGGGGAGGTGGCTTTGATGCCGATGACCCGGAAGGTCCTAAGTGGCTCTTTGGAACCCATTTTGCCTATGGAGGACCGATGTATACCTACTCACTTTTATATAACTACTGGCAACTGAAATGCGCAAAAGCTACAAAGAGAGGGAAGCGAGAGTGAGCAAGCAAAAACAGAAAGGCACAGCGTTTGAGCGTCAAGTAGCAGAGTACCTCGCAGCAAGGCTCGGAGCTGAAATTGAACGCAGGACAACAGCTGGTATACACGACAGAGGAGACATCGCAGGAGTGTTCTTCCGTGGTCTTCCCGTGGTAGTTGAATGTAAGAACTGCACGCGTATGGAACTTCCAAAGTGGCTCAAGGAAGCTGAAGTTGAGCGTGGCAACGCTGACGCAGAGTTTGGCTTAGTGGTCCACAAGCGCAAAGGCGTTGGCGAGAAGTCATTCGGTGATACTTACGTCACGATGACACTTGAGACGCTCACAGCATTCATTGCAGGAAGTCACGAGCTTCTGCAATAAATACCTATTTATTTTAATTCCCCATTTTTCACAACCAAATAGAAAGGTTTAACCATGAAGAGACTTCTTCAATGGCTGGCTGTTGCTGTCTTTGCAGTGCTGGTATGTGTTCCGGCACTCGCACAAGCTCAGACAGTACCAGTACAGCTTACAAGCTTCCAAGTAACTAACTTAGAGAAGCAACCAGTCAACTCAGTTGGCTTGCACTCCAAGTTTTACATGAACATCAACTGGGACGCCACAGGGCAAGAGTTGCATAACGGCGATTCATTTGACATCGAACTTCCAACTTTCCTACGCTTCCCAGATGACGCAGCAACAAGTTTCAACCTCTACACGCCAAACGGCGAAGTTTGCGCGGTTGCTGAGGTAAACCCGCTCACTCAGACATGCCACGTCACCTTTACCAACTACGTTGAAGGCAAGGACAATATCAAGGGTTCCATTTGGTTGGCAACATGGATTGGAGAGGACAACGGACTAGATCATGAAGAGCTGCATATCGTCCAGACCTCAACTGGTCAAGTTGCAAGCTTCACCGTTCACACTGAGCGTCCAAACGTTCTCACAGGCGAGGTCATTGCCAAGTGGGGTGTGGCTGACACAGACGCAGACACCATTGAATGGAAGGTACGCCTTAACGTCGACAAGATGAACCTTACCAATGTCATCCTGGAAGACAGCATTGAAGCTGGCTCTTACGTACCCGGTTCATTCAAGCTTTACCGCGTCCGCATGGACGAGTATGGCGCAATCGACGATTCCTATGGCTGGAATCCAGTCCAGATTGATGAGCCAACCATCAATGGCTCTACCTTCACGCTAAACCTCCACAACGCAATGGCTAATGGTGAGCAGTACTTCCTTATCTACCGCACAACCAAGAACCCACGCATTAAGAACTCCATCACCCTCTACTCAGCTGAGAAGCAGGCATCGAGTGTCTGGACTTACGTTGCAGCGGACTCCGGTGGAAACGGCAACGGTGACAATCGCCCGCAACCAACTGAGCCAGAGACTCCAGTTACTCCAGAGCCAACGCCAGAGCCTAATCCAGGACCACAACCACAGCCTACTCCAGAAGAGTCTGACCCTGAGCCACAACCAGAACCAGCTAAGCCATCAAAGAAAGTCAAGAAGACTAAGAAGGCAGCTTTGCCAGCAACGGGTGACGACGCAGCCATTGCGGTTGCAGCTGGTGTCGGAACTACCGCTCTTGTATTCGTTCTCACGAGCAGGCTTGTAAGGAAGGAGAACTAATGACAACAGAAGCAGAAGACAGAGAGCGTCTCGAAAAGATGACGATAAAAGAGCTTAAGGCAGTCGCTAAGGACGAGGGTATCTCACTCGGATATGACAGCGCACGGAAAGCTAATGCGGTTGACACGATCATCTCATGGCGACGCTTTAAGGGCTGTTACATGAGGAGGTACTAATGCTTTGCCCTAAATGTCTGAATGATGGCTGGGGCAGTACTGCCTTTGACCTAGAACATGATGAACATGGTTGGCGCATTAGATGCCCTTACTGCAACCATGCATCCAGGTATTACCCAACTAACGCAGAAGCAAGTATAGGCTTTATTCTCGACAGAGAAGCTGAGTCAAATGAAGCCAATAGAGCCAACTGAGTACGTTGAGCCCAACGCAGAAGATGTGCGACTCATTAGAATCTGGCGCATCGACTTCGACTCGGTCTGCTTTGGGCTCTATACGTACACCCCTGCTCAATTCCATGCGGTCCACTCGACCGCATGGGACTTCTATCAGCGCAAGCCAACCATGAAGCACACAACGGCTCCTGGCACAGAATACGTGGAGTTCTACCACGAATATGTCTGCGTCTATGAGTCACGTATGCCAGCGTTCATGGAGTGCGTTAGAGCTAATGGTTTGCATGGCAAATACCACGAAGCCGGACACCCGGAGAAAGAATACAAGTTTTAGTCTTCCGTCTTTGGTTTTTCAGCTTTTTCTAATATGTCCTGTGAGTGTTCCACGCAGAATTTCCCGTAATTTGTAAGAGTTATTACGCTCTCATCGAAATTTGTCTCAGTGATATTGACTAGATCATCTACATAAGTGAATTCATCGTGAGTAGTAGTGTAATCATAAGGAACCCTTGCAAGACCCTTTTCAGATAAGACTTTTATGGCGTATTTATCTATGGGTGAAAGAGTTTCTATACGCTCTCTAGCTTCTTTGATTCTCTCTTGTAGCTGCTCTTCTTTTATTCTTTCGCTTTCTAAGCGTTTTGCTTCTTTTTCTGCTAAAGCTTGTTTTTCTTTTCTGTCTCGCTCTTCATCTTGCCTTTTTATTTCATTTTTCCAAATTAAATACTTAGAAAGATTTAAGAGTGCACCTAGACACATACCAAAGAATAAACAGAGAAGCGAGTAAAACGCTGTAATTAGTGGGTCTCTCTCCCAGAATTCACGAATATACGTGCTGAAAGATAAAACGGCAGCACCACCTAGTCCAGTAGCAGCAAGAAAAGAAACAAGTTCAATGATGTGCTCGCTCAACCACTCCGAAAACTTACCCATTTTTGACCTTTCAAAGGAGGTTTAAGTGCATGAAGTAATACTTATTTTAACTGGTATTTTTTGGTTTTCAGCGATGTTTTTAATCGGTCTAAAAATCACACTCTATGACAACAGAAAGGAGTAGATCTATGGGAGTATCAGTTCTCGTGCTAGGACACTCTGGCACAGGTAAGTCAACAAGTCTCAGAAACTTCAAGCCTGGAGAGATTGGCATTTTCAATGTAGCGGGCAAGCCACTTCCCTTCCGGGGAAAGATGAGCAAAGTAGACCATCCAACGTATGCTCAGATGAAGCAATCGCTCAAGGCGAACAAACTCAAGGCATATGTAGTCGATGATGCAAACTACCTCATGGCATTCCAAAGCTTTGCCAAGGCAAACGAGAAAGGCTATGACAAGTTCACATCAATGGCAGTTGACTTCGAACAATTATTGGAAGCTGCAAACAACACAAACGATGACACAATCGTTTACTTCTTTATGCATCCTGACTATGACGATGCAGGAAGGCTCAAGCCAAAGACCATTGGCAAGATGCTCGACAACCAGCTCTGCATTGAGGGAATGTTTCCAATCGTTCTTATCACTGAGCGTGATGACACAGGCTATCACTTCATCACACAGACAGACGGCTCAACGCCAGCCAAATCCCCAATGGGTATGTTTGATGAGCTCGTAATTGACAATGACCTTAAAGAGGTTGACAGCACCATTCGTGCGTACTGGGATATGAAGCAGCTTGCTTAATTCCCTATTTATTTAATTCACTATTTTTTAAGGAGAAA